TTATTGCAAATACAATTATAGCAAATACAATTATTGCAAATACAATTATTGCAAATACAATTATTGCAAATACAATTATTGCAAATACAATTATTGCAAATACAATTATTGCAAATACAATTATTGCAAATACAAGTTAAAAAATAAAATATAGAATATATTATAATCAACTTTTACGTATATTGCACATCAAAATGAACGATCAGGAGAAGATTCAGCTTCAAAAAATGATTCAGGCCAATGACACAGAAGATCATACTGAAGTCATTCGTCGTGTTAAGCATAGTACATCTATTACACAGGATGTGATGACAATGTTGAAGTTGAAGAAGGAATATGCGCGATTGGCTAAATCGAATCCAGCTCAATTTGACGCGATTTGTGTTTCAAGATGCAATTTCATCTTCACGTATTATACTGACATTTACAACAGACTGAAACGCGATGAAATCGATATTCAAATGCTTTTTCAGTTGATTAGCGTGCTAAAGGCGATTGAGGATGGAAAGCTTGATCAGCACGAGGGATCATTTGAAGTGGGTAAGATTCTAAAGAAGATCTATATTGACAGCGCACTGAAGCGCTCAGAGCATTTGGACGCAGAGCAGGCGGCAAAAGACAAGCGGGAAAAGAAACCGGCAAAGCCGCAGGCGGAGAAGATAAGTTGGGCGGAATACAAGGCGAAAATGACAGCTGGCGAAAAAATGTCAGCTGGCGAAGTATAACGCCAAGTTGGGCGGAATACAAGGCAGATGCAATAATAATAATAATAATAATCGGTTCTATAGTATAAAATTGAATAAAGGTTTCACACTATTCTATATTATACAAATCTCTCGGTATCTTGATTTTGAAAGTAATAATATGCCACCAAAATTCATAAAACGGCCAGCATCCGCGGCCGCCACCGCCACCGCCACCGCCACCACCGCCAACGGCGGTGGTAAGACACTCGTAATTGTAGAATCCCCTGCAAAATGCGGTAAGATTGAAGGATATCTCGGCCGAGATCAGTATATTTGTATGGCTAGTTATGGTCATATCCGAGAGATTGAAGACGGCTTAAAATCAATCAATGTCGACAAGGAATTCGAAACAAAATTCGCGATAATGAAATCGAAGTGGTCACAGGTCACAAAACTACGAGCGGCGATCGCGGATGCATCGGAGGTTATTCTAGCGACAGATGATGATCGAGAAGGCGAGGCAATCGCGTGGCATTTATGCCAGGTATTCAATCTCTCGGTAGAGACAACAAAACGTATTATATTTCACGAAATAACGGAACCTGCATTAAAAGCGGCCATTGCCGCTCCGCGTACGATCAATATGTCGGTCGTATTCGCACAGCAATCCCGTCAGATTTTAGATATGATTGTAGGATACAAGGTTTCACCAGTATTATGGACATATATCGCGAGAACAAATCTCTCGGCAGGTCGTTGTCAGACTCCGGCATTACGACTTGTTTATGAAAATTATAAAGAAATAGAAGCATCACCAAGCGTTATGGTTTATTCGGTCGTCGGAATCTTTACAAAATTAAACTTGACATTTCATCTCTCAAAAGAATTGGATAGTATAGAAGATGTCGAGAGATTAATGCGTGAAACAGCGGCAGCACCCGATTCTACATTTACCGCGTCGATTGCTGCACCGAAGAAATCCTCGCGCGCTCCGCCTCGGCCATATTCTACAAGCACGTTACAGCAATCGGCGAATACTGAGATGCATATGTCACCAAAGGATACAATGTCGGCTGCGCAAAAGTTATATGAACAGGGTTACATTACCTATATGCGAACAGATAGTAAGGTGTATTCAAGAGATTTTGTATTGAAAGCTCGCGAATATATTATAAAACGTTGGGGGGACGCCGAGTCGGCGGGCTCGGGGGGCTCAGGTGGCTCAGGTGGCTCAGGCGACTCAGGGGAGTCGCTATTGCTCGGAAATCTCTCGGCAGTATCTGGGGGCGGTGTCGGGGCCGCTGCGACAGCACACGAAGCAATTCGCCCGACCGATATAACTCGCACACTGATTCCTCAATCGTGTCATCCTAGAGAACATCGATTATACGCAATGATTCATCGTAATACGCTTGAAAGCTTGATGGCTGCTGCAACAGTCCAGACAATTACAATGTCGATTCATTCGCCTTATCCGCTCGATACGGAATATCGTCATACAGCAGAACAAGTAATCACGCCAGGTTGGAAGCTTGTTGCTGGATACAATACAGAGGCAAAAGAATATACATATATTGCATCGCTTCTCACGACAAAGAAAGCGGCTGCACTAGCACAACAGACCTTTCCATTTAAAAAAATAACAACAAAATGCTCAATGCGAAATACGAAATCGCATTATACAGAAGCCGGGTTGGTTCAAATGCTCGAAAAAATGGGGATCGGCCGACCATCCACATTTTCCAGTCTCATTGAAAAAATCCAGGAACGCGGATATGCGAAAGTACAAGATGTCCGCGGCAAATCTCTCGAATGTACTGAATTTATTCTTCAAGAAGATAAAAAAATAGAAAAGAAAACAGATGTTCGAGAGATTGGCGGAGAGAGTAGAAAGCTAGTAATACAACCATTAGGTATTATAGTTACAGAATTCTTAATGGAGCATTTTGCACCATTATTTGATTACGAATTTACCAAACATATGGAAACACAATTGGACGAAATTGCTACAGACGGGATGGTGTGGCACGAATTGTGCTATAAATGCTGGTTTGACGTGACTACGCAACTACAAGAACTAAAAGAACGCGGCATTGTCAAGGAGGAAATACGAATTGACGACCAACATTCGTATATTATGGGGAAGTTTGGACCGGTTATTAAATGCAGTGTGTCGCCAGGGATACATAAATCTCTCGAACGCGGCGGGGGCGGGGGTGGGGGCGGGGGCAGCGACGACGGCGTATCTGAATGCAGCGACGGCGTATCTGAATGCAGCGACGCGGATGGTGTAGATGTCACAGACGAGACAAAGCAAACAGTAATATTCAAACCGGTTCGTAAAGACCTTGATTATGCCAAGATATTACGAGGTGAATATTCTCTCGAGTATATGCTTGGGAATGAAAATGCGGCAGGCGAATCAACTGTTGCAGCAGCAGCCACAGGCAGTGTCGTCGCCGGCAGTGTCAACGGTGGCCGGTTAGTAGGACAATATCAAGGAAATAATATAGTTATAAAAACCGGTAAATATGGCCCATATGTGAATTGGGGTGCTCAAAATCTCTCGTTGCGGTCACTATTAGGCGTATCTTCTACAAAATCCGGGAAATTTGCAAAAAGGGAACCAACCCAAAAGAAATCAGAATTCGATTTGACGTTGAAGGATATTATCGAGTTTATTCAAGGACAGCAAACTACGAATACAAATGTAGAAGACCCAGTCGGGGGTGCCAGCGCCGCACCTGCGACAACGAGTCAAATTGTTCGCGTAATCGACGACCATTCTTCCATTCGAAATGGGCGATTCGGTCCTTATATATTTTACAAAACACCCAAGATGTCGAAACCGGATTTCATTCCTTTGAAGGGATTCGCGCAAAAAAATGGCGATTATTCAAAATGCGATATTGCATTATTAAAAGAGTGGATTATCGCGTCGTCTTCTTCTTCAACGAAAAAGAAATGAAATGAAATACACATTGAGTTACACCGAGCTACCGACCGACCGACCGAGATCTAACAACACCGTAAGATATAAGAATAGAATACTCGAATAGAATAGATTTTTATCAATATTCCGGTGGATGTATTGATAAAACAAATAAAATATAACCACAATTTATATAAATAAAATGAAGCAACCACCTACGAATAATAAACCAACGAATACCACTTCAAAAAATGCAACAACAACAATCACATTGCCAAAGGCGTCAAATGACCTGATTCCATCATTTAAGTTCTTTGTTGTATTATTGGTAATAATGATTGCCATTAAGTATCTAATTCAATATACATATTCAAGTTCGAGGTTTAGCGATGTATCTGCTATTGCGAGACCTGATTCCTCCGGTTCTTATAATTTTAAAGCATATGTTCTCTTTTATATGGCGTTAATATGGGCATTTTGTTTGTTTATAAATATTGTTGCTATTTCATCCCAGACAGGCGGATGTACAGTAGAATCGACCTATACAAATTATTATCCATTAATATTAATCATCGGTATTTTATTGTGGTTGATTTATCAAAATGTAAACTTTTATAATATTATCAATGAACGAGCCCCAACAAATTACGGGTTTGTCGATGGTGCTATTGGTGTATTTTTACTTATCCAGATAATGGTCTATTATAAATATATCAACGAACAGTTGTGTCAAAATGGCGAGAAAAAATCGCGATACGTCGAGTTTGGCCATTGGACATGCTTAGGTCTTGCGATATGTACATTTGTATTTTTGGGTTATAATGAATATAAACTGCGAAATGAAGTAACCGACGGGTAATCAAATGAATTTATAGGTAAGCCCGTTTTCATTTGTATTTTCGTTTTCCCAGATTCCCGATATTTTAACAATAAATGTATAAAATGCAGGTTTATCAGTAACGACTACTTCGTGTTTCCAAACACTAATCATACCTTGCATCATTTGTGTGGTTAATTCATTTACGGGTATTTTAGAATCCGAATGAGAATCCGAAAGCGAAAGCGAATGCGATGTCGAATGTAACCTTGACCATTTATTCAATATGCCTCTTTCAATTTGATGAAATGCATTTATGATTTGTTTATTATGTTCGTATGTCGGGTCATAATTGTAATTGTAAACATTGTTATAGTTATTTTCAATATTTTTAATGTATAATTCGAAATAAACGTAGATACCCGACATAATAAAATTGTCGGTTGAATATGTGATGCGATTAAATGTGCTATTGGGCAAGTGAGTATTTGCTTTTGCATCTGTAAAATAAATAGATTTTTCATCAATGTCAGCTATATTTAGAACAATATTCATTCGAATCTAGAATCTTGAAACCTGAATAATAATAATAATAATAATAATAATAAAATTTCCGCTATATAAATATATACTTTCGATTTAAGTGATTATTATTATTCCGTCGATTACGGTCTATCCTCTGTTTGATGCCTGCTGCGTACCATATTACAAATTATACGCGAAAGCGCGCCAAACAAATCGGTGTGACTGTAAAACCGTCGACCGACCCGAATAAAAAAATCGATGTTTTTCGCAAGAACCGCAAAATCGCAAGTGTCGGTGCAAATGGTATGAATGATTTCCCGACCTATATCAAAACCCGCGGTATATCATTTGCAAAAACCCGCCGGCGTCTTTATAAAATGCGTCACGAAAGGGACCGCCACGTAAAATGGACAAATGGCTGGTTGGCAGATAAGTTGCTGTGGTGATCACCAGGCACTATCATAATTCACAGAAAGGTGGGCGAACAAGAGCCCGAAAAATTGGAAGAAAAGGAAGAAAATGAACCAATAAGCGTCGTCGGTATATAGTAGCTAAAACGCGTCTCCGTCGCGGAAACAAACCACCTCGTACACTAAGAAATTAGCTTTAGTATCATTTTAATTATTTAATTATTAATATAATATTTTATTTTTGTATTATATTAAGTAAAAATTAAAATATATGCATACTCCTCATCCCCCATCATCATCGATGAGACCATCAACTGCGACACCACGACACAGAAACAGCGGGCAGTTAGCAACGCCGCCGGTACAACCAGGAGCAAAAATACCACAAGGACCAAAAATACCAGAAGGACTGGTGAGAATGAGAATTCCCAAAAATTCTCAACTTGTTGAAATGAAAATAAACTCCGGATTTAAAGGTCTACAAGATTTAATCAGAAGAAGACGGTCAATGAGCGAACAACAAAGTAAACCATTATCACCTATTTATGAGATACCCGATTTAAGCCCAACACCACGTATGCGAGAAGCAGCAGCAGCAGAAGAAGCCAGAGCTGTCATAGCTAGGATGGACCAGAATAGATTAAACCAAACCCCAGTCCCTCCACCCGTTCAAAATCAAAGGCCGATATCTTCTCGAAGTTCACGATATATAAAAAATTCCAAGATTAGTGGGCCTAATTTAGGTAGTCTTGATCTTGATGGTGGGCGAACAAGAGCCCGAAAAATTGGAAGAAAAGGAAGAAAAGGAACCAATAAGCGTCGTCTGTATATAATAGCTAAAACGCGTCGTCAGCGTCGTGGAAATCACTAACGTATGCGCGCTACGAAGAACCTGAGTCGTTTTCGGGCGACGATGAGGAGTCCGATGACGTTAAAAAGTTATGCAACAACGTTCCCTCATTTTCGTATTCAATATCTCCTGCAAATACCGCGGTTTCATAAAGCTCGCGCAGCACGTCGGGCGGCGCTATGGATCCGACTTTCAACAGGTTTTTCTTGTGCAACCGCGCTTTAATTGTGTGTAGCGGAATATGCTTCATCTCGTTCCGTTTTCTTGGAAATAGAATACATTGATGGATCGATTGTAATGGTTCGTTTTTTGTCGATACCCTGACCCGGTCCGTTTGGATGCCATTTTATAATGAATGAATACAATGAACTTATAAAATAATATTGCGCGTGTATCGCATTATAAGTATAATGTGGACGCCCCGCCGTCGAACTTATTTCCGCACATTTTCACGTCGGCATTTTGTAAGAACAACGCAAACCCATTTTCTAAATCTTTCATAATGAGACAATATTTTTCTACGTTGTTCTGCAAACTACCGAAAATTCGCCGCTGACTGAATTTTTTCAACGTGTGATTTTCAATTTTTTTATGATACGTCCGTTTTTACTCGTAATCAGAAAAAATTGAAATGCTTTTACGTATATACAGCATACATCAGTGTTCCTGATTCAGATACATCAACGTCAATTACTATGCAACCAGCATTCCGTCCCCGTATTACACGCGAAAGGTCGACCAAACGTTTGTCCGACATCATCATCATCGAATTCTTTGACCCGACTGAATCGCGCAATCTTGGAACTAGGCGCATCCGGATCCCCACCCACCAGAGATTCGACACTTGGTCACTAAAACAAAAACAAAAATTAGTTGAAACTATTTTACAGGATTTTCCTCTCGGCTCAATTATCGTGACTTCGCACATCGATGCAAGTGGGCTTTATTTCAACATTCAAGACGGTCAGACGCGTCTGACGGCACTTCACGAGTTTGCCAACAACAAGTTCCCAGCATCCGACGGCCGCTTTTTCAAAGACCACTCTGAAGAGGAACGTGCGCGTTTTATGACGTATCAAATCAGCTGGGAGCACATCGAGAAAACCAGAGACACTACCGAACGCGAGTTTGACGAAATCATCGCAGATATGTTCGAACGCTTGAACAGCGGCAAGCCGTTGTCTGACAATGCCAAGTTTCACGCACGTCTTAGCACTCCGATAATGCAGATGATCGAATCATTGAAGAAGTCGTCGGAATTTGGATTGCTGATCAAGAAGTTCTGCTGGTCTGATTTGGGTTCTGGAAATTCGAGAACCGGCCTGAAAGAAGCTGCTGCGATTGTTCTCTCCATCATTCAAATGTCTACTGACTGCATCACTACATCCTACGCATTGAATGGTCCAAGAATGGTCGCCACGGAAGTCAATGCCGCGGACATCGAACGTGTCCATTCGTGTCTGCGCTGGTTTTTCGGAATCATCGAACGCGCAATTCCCAACGTCAGCAAGCCCAAACGCGCCATCTTCAACAAAATTCCGGCAACACTCGGCTGTATGCTTTTCAGCTGGATTCAGAGTGTCAGAGTTGGCGGCTCAACCGATGACGAAATGTGGGTGAAGTTCGTCAAGGCAAATCACGATCACAAGAACTTTCTCGACACACTGTTTGCGAGACTAACCAAAGGAAATCGCCAAAACGCCACCACAAGTGATTTCAACGCGAAAATCACAGCAATCGTCAATGCGTTCGCACAGACTAGATCGTTCGAGAACGTGATTGCCGAAATCACTGGTGTTGAAGCGCCTACCGCGGTGCGTGGTGCGGCGATAAACAATGACAACACCGACTCAGAAACAGAAACCGACTACGACTCCGATGAGTTCAGCTTCGAGTAAATAATTGCGCGCGTGTGAATTACAATACAATAAATTTAATAATCAAACTGTGTCCTTTTTTTTTTCTGTGAATATTCACGATAAATCCAATACAATATAAACGAAATATGCAAAATAATTATAATACACGACGACGACGACGACGACGACTGCGACTGCGACGACGGCGACGACGAGAAATGAAATTTTTTGAAAGCCATTATGATGAGTACGTAAAAGAATTAGAGGCATTTTCGCTTCATCCCCACATTAAAACCCTTTTTTCTACATTTCCGAAAAACGTATCCGACCTGCAAAATGTGATTTTATACGGTCCAAAGGGGGTTGGAAAATATAGTCAGTCATTGTATTTGATTTCAAAATATAGCCCGTCTCAATTGAAATACGAGAAACGCATTGCAGTTTCATACAATAAAGAAACGTTTTTTGTGAAAATAAGCGATATTCACTTTGAAGTAGATATGGCATTGTTGGGTTGTAATTCAAAGCATATTTGGAATGAGATATACAATCAGATTATAGATATTGTGAGTTCTAGAACGAATACTACCGCAATCATAATGTGCAAGAATTTCCACAAGATACATAGCGAATTATTAGAGACATTTTATAGTTATATGCACGACATCGAATATGTCAATTTGAAATTCGTAATAATAACCGACAGTGTAAGCTTTATACCGGATAATATAACACAGCGATGTCAAATCATTCACTTTAAACGACCCACAATGACCGCGTATAATAAATGTTTATTTGATGTAAAACCCGCTGAGTCGCCGGTGAATCGAAATTACGTCATCGATGATCTAAAAAATGCAACGGAGAATATCATTGTAAAATCGGCGGGAGGTACGGCTGCTTCGTTGTATAAGCCACTTGCAGTGGCAATGACAGTGGCAGTGACTTCGACATCTGGATCTGCGGGACACCCGCACACACACCCGCACACACACCCGCACACACACCCGACAGATATATTCCAGGTAATCAAAAAGTCACCTGTCCGCATTACATCAGAGTTTGAGCTACACAATATTACAAATATAAAATCATTAAAGGCGAATATAACAGAATTATTGGTTCCGCACGAAAATATTTGTAATCAGATCATTGAGATTATAAAGACACCAACGATTCATTTAAAATTCGATGTACTGAGAGATTTATTGTATGACCTGCTTATTTACGATATTGATATACAAGAGTGTATTTGGTTCATCCTAGAAAAGCTAATCCAGGATGGGCTTCTTCGGCGCGAATATATGGACGATATTATGATTAAAATGTTCACATTTCTTCAGTATTTCAATAATAATTATCGCCCGATATATCATTTAGAGAATTTTGTATTAATATTAATATGCAAGATACACGGATATAAACATATTCATCCAGATGTCAAACAGTAGTAAGCATACATCCGAAGATAATAGAAAATATAGAACACCAAATGCGTATGTACCAAAAGACATAAAAGATGCATTAAACGTGCTTGGGTATAAAACAGAAGAATTACCAACGTCGGTACAAGAACTGAATAAACGATTTCATATACTGGCATTAAAGCATCATCCGGATAAAATCGGCCACACCGGCGAAGATGAACTATTCAAACAAATCAACCAGGCGCATAAATTGGTGAAAGAGTACGTGTTCGCCGACGCCGACGCCGACGCCGACGCCGACGCCGCCGCCGCCGCCGAGTCTGGATGCAAAGAAAATATTGATTATAACTCCATTTTCGGTATATTCGTAAAATCGCTTTTATTTAAATTCGCCAAGAAACCGATGCACCCCGAACAAAATGAAATGAACATCAATGCAATTATTCAGACCATTATAAGTAAAGGTGTTCAATCGGCTGTTATATTATTTCGTAGTATGGATAAACATTCGTGTGTTGCAATTTATGAAATTCTTTCGGAAAACCAGGAGTTATTTTCAATCTCTCGAGAGATTATGGATGAACTGAATTCGATTGTTGAATCCAAAATGAAAAATGACACGATAATCAATCTGAATCCTACAATATTAGATATGTTACTGGATAAAGTCTATATACTTCGTGAAAATGGACATTCGTATTATATTCCATTATGGCATAGTCAGCTGCATTTCAAACGTAAGAATACAGTCGGCGATGCTGCCGATGCCGCTGATGCTGATGCCGATGACGATGCCACCGACACTGCCGCCGTCGAAGAAGCCGAGATGATCGTTCTTTGTAACCCTGAACTACCGTCCCATATTACGATCGACGAACATAATAACATATTCATTAACAATGTTGATGTAGATATATACGAATTATTCTATAATCAGGTAATACATATTACAATCGATGACGAGACAAAAGCGCACGGGTTTACGTATGAGTTGTATGCGAGCGATGTGTGTTTTCAAACAAAAACCAAACAATGCGTTCGACTCTATGGAAGTAATGGACTATCGCGTGTAAGCAATTCCGACATCTATAATGCATCGAATAAATCAAATGTATATGCAGTATTTCGTCTGGTTGCAAAATTACCCACTACACTTGTCGTATGATCGACGACGCACACACGCGCGCACGTATGCGCACCTTGACGCGATGCGTCATTATAAGTATTTCATTTTATTACAATAAAAAAATGAAATGAAATGACCTGCAAAACGAGTGTGATGAAATGTTGTGAATAACATTTATTTATTATGTGATGACGTACCTTATTATAATGATTTAACCGTTTATTATTTGATTTTATGATTTTATTTAGACCTTGCGGACGATCTTCTTCTTTGCAGCGGCTGCTGCATCACCACCTGCCGCCACCGCCGCCGCCGCAGCTTGCTTCACTGGCGCAGGCGCAGGAGCCGGAGCAGGTGTAGATACCTCATCATCCGAATCCTCGATTGTCGCAGAAACCATATCGCCTCCATCCTCGTCGCCATCACCGTCGACATCCGTTGAAACCACCTGCGAAACAATCTTCGACTTCTCGTCATCGTCCAACCTGATATGGCACTTGCCCTTCAACGACATCTTGGGCTTGACAATCGCCTGAAACAACTTCCAGGTCACGCCAAACTTACCATTGGCAAACCAAATTCCACCGCATTGAATCGACACCGCGATATTGCTTCCCTTTGCAATCAGATCCTTGGGAGACAAAGACGGGTTCAAGGGATCAGGGAAGATCGAACGCATCTCAACGTCGTACAGCTCCAACTCCTTCCACTCACCATCCCAGAAGGGCAACTTCACCTTGATCGTAGGCGCACGAGTCAAATCGGCCTCCAGAGTATCCTTGTTCTTGGGGTACTTGAGAATCGGCGTCCAGAGCGCATCCACCGCATCCGACGTCATCTTGGGCTTGCTGAACCACTCCTTAGAGTTCGTGATTGCATCCTCCTTGATGCGCTTCTCGAACGCAGTCATATTTGCAAGAAACTTCTTGGCAGCTGGCGTCTCGTAGCCTTCGCTTGGAAACTGAAGTGCAAGATCATACGTCACCTTACCAGACTTGTCATCCGTAAATGACTGAACACCCCACGTGAGCATCAGAGGCGATGACAAATTGAGAACCGTGCCAGTCTTTGCGTTGATAATACCAACACTGCGACCACCAAGAGAATTGACCTTGGGCTTGGAGTATTTCATATCAGTAGCGGAATTGAAAGATGCACCGGGGATAACCATATCAGCAGCAGAAGACATTATGAGATTTGTTGTTGTTGAACGAATACGAACGATAATAACAGGACTTCAACGGTATGTTGATGAGATGATATATGTATTCATCATAAATGTTTAAATCAATTTTTTTATGATGAGCTAAATTAGAATACTAATACTAATGAGTGAGTCAATGCACCACCCGATGGATGGCGTGATTAGACTCAAGCCACGCAACTCTTGGTTGTAAGAAGCTTGAGGACTCGTTTTACCAGATCGTCCAGGTCGGCATTTTCGGCGACAGAAGTTTCATAGGTTGCCTTCACTTTCGCGACAATCGACAAGACCTTGTTGTACTCTGCCGTCACATCGGCAACCTTTTGAGACTGGATTCGGTAGGTTTCGACCAACTGATTTAATTTTTTAAGATCAGCGTCATATCCGGAATTATCAGACTGAAGCAGCTGCTTGTACTTGTTGTAATGCGCCATAAACGCGGTTGCAACATATCCGGTGATATTATGCGTATTAAAATGAATGCGAGATAGAAGATACACCATTTCGCTTTTGTATCCATCCTTGACGAGATGTGTCATCACAGTAGATCTGAGACCATCAATTTGACTGCTGACATCGTCAAGTGACTTCAAAAATGAGGGTTTGATCGTTTCGAGCTTCTTCAAGTAACTAGCATCAACGATCAATTGGCGATAATGCACGAGGATTGTAGCATTTAATGTGATAACTTGATTTTGCAAACTATGTAATACCTCGGTAGTGGTTTTCAGCCTCTCAGCGTCGGCCTTGAGTGTAAGACTAGCATCATCATATGCCTTCTTATTCTCTTGTTCGAATTTACGCTGTTCTGCGCCGGTCTCAGACATTACAGTAACAATCTTCTTCTGTAATTTATTCAGATGTGTAAGTGCGTTCAAATGAGCTGCCTTGATCTCCTCTGTAACAGAAATTGGCGATGCGGCCTTCACGGCGACGACGACAGCGGGCTCGGGTGCTGCGACAACCGGATCTGCGACGACGACCGGAGCTGCGACGACAACCGGAGCTGCGACCTTGGTCGATGCAACAGCCACAGGAATCGCCACCGGAACAGGCACAGAAGCGCGAGCGGTAGCGGGAGCGGGAGTGACAAGAGGCTCGCGCAATGCACCACCGGTTTCACAACCCGCCTTAAAAAGGCAATCAGTTCCATATGCCTTCCAGGTCAACTGCCACTTCGACAGATAAGAAGTTGGCCCGCCATAACCGCTCATTTCCCAACTCTTTGTTCCGCGCTTGACATCCACAACAACACCAGACGGGTTTACATAATCGTTGTTGTCCCTTACGCCATTACCATTTCCGCAAATACCGGACATTTTACCGTAGTAAATTTCCGGAACACTGGTCTCAAGAACACCGCAATAACCACCCGTCACAAGAACACCAAATCCGTCGGGAGTAGTCAGTTTAAGGCCGGTAGTTTGGTCATTAACACCACGCCATTCGATGTTTTGCTTTCCGTAACGAATTTGGATTCCGCCAATTGTAATCGTACGATCAGTTGGCATATCAGTGACAACACCGTTTACAAGAATCTTGTTGTTTTTGGCGACATCAATTTCGATCGTGGTGTGCTTATAACGCACAGCTGCACCAATCATACAAGATGGCACACCGGGTGTGCTTGCGCCATTCTTGCGCATCTGCTCCTGTACCTCAAATTCGCCATTAAATGACCGCGTAATCGTATACATTCCGGGCTCCTGAATGTGGAAAAACTCGCCGTCATAATTCGTGCAATGAGGATCACCGGACGCAACGCAAAAACGTTTGCCGACGGCGACCTTCCCTTTTGTTGAAAACTCTTCCGCGGCAAGTGCACTTTCCTTTGCAATCTGCTTATCCTTTGTGGTGTACATATCAAACAAACAACCGTTGTAGATATCAAACTTATCCTTAATGCCAAGCGACGTACAGAACTCCGCTGCCGACACTCCCGCGGTTGTTGCCAACCACGTATTCAGAAGGTCTTCCTCCTTTGTTAGGGTTTTTGTGGCGACGGTGGCGGGTGCGGGTGCAGCGACAGCGACGGGTGCAGCGACGACCTTGGGTGCAGCGACGGTAACCGTGACCTTGGGTGTAACGACGACCTTGGGTGCAGGCGCAGGCTTTGGCGCAGGTGCTGGCTTCGGTGCAGGCGCAGGCTTCGGTGCAGGCGCAGGTGCACGCCTCAAAAGACGCCTACCCGTAGAATCATCATCAACGACGTCTTCTAGAGTGACATCGGCCTCAATGAATTTACGGACTTTCACAATGACTGGCTTTATCACATTGTGCGTTTCAGTGTCATTATGACCGTGATGACCGTGTCCGTGGTCCACCATTCCGTTCTCACTCTCCGTGAAATTCACTTTGCTTAGCTCATTATAAGCCGAAACAGTGATTCCACTCACGAGTGAAACGGAGAGAAGACACAACAGGAACGAAGAACTTCGCATAAAATGGTTTATATAATATAACATACAAAATAATCTTTATACGTTATTACAGGTTAGCCCACCAGGATTAGTATTCGTACGTATGGTTATGTACGTATGATAAACAGTGTAAAATGAAATAAACAAAATATCTTCTATTAGTATAAATACGAAATCGCGATATTCATTTAATGGCGCCAACTACAACAGAATTTTATAGATTGTATCAAAATTTACTCCGATTCAAGTTAACAGATAATTCGGATAAAATATATAATCGTGTAACTCGAACAAAAAAGGTGAATTCAAGTGGCGGCGGCGGCGCTGCCGGAGGTGGAATGAGAAAAAGATTAAAGCAACTCATCAATACGCAACCTACCAATCCAATCTCATTACTATCAACGCTTCACGATATGCCTCTATCGCCTAAATGGGATAATAATGTAGAATATGCAGATTATGCAGTTAGTGATCTTCCGGTGTTTTCATCATCGATGGCTAGTGCCGCTGCCGCTGCTGCCGGTGCCGGTGCCGCTGCCGGTGCCGCCGGTGCCGCCGTCGGGAATGCCATTGATGAAGAAAATCAGCCAAATAATATCGTCATTTTAAAAAATTCGGAATATGAAAAGATCAAAACGAGTAAATACAACCTCAACGACTTAAAATTATTATGTGGACATTACGGTATAAAAAAATCAGGAACAAAGCCAGATCTGGTATCAAGAATTTACACACATTTAAAACAATCGTGTCTAATCGTCAAAATTCAACGAAAATTTAGAAAATACATTTCAGTGAAATATCGAACACTGAATGGCCCTGCATTTCTGCGATCAAAACAATGTGTAAATGATACCGATTTCTATACATTTGATACATTGGACAATATCGACCCACATAATTTGTTCAGTTTTTTGGACGATGACGGTAAAATATACGGATTTCATATTGCATCCATATACAATTTAATTATTTCGTCATACCCAGATATTACAAACCCGTACAATCGAAACACGATTCCGCTCCGTGTTATTCAAAACGTGTATGAAAAGCTCATTTTCGGATCATTATTAAACATTAAAGTGAGTATAAAATTGGATGATGACGACGATGAGATTGACGGAGAGCCGAGTACTAAGATTTCGCCGGAAAAACAAGAAGAATTATTCATCGTCGGATTATTTCAGCATATCAACACACTCGGAAATTATTCTGATTCAGAATGGTTTACGACGCTTCGGCGCAACGATTTTATGCGGTTTATTCGCCACATCTATGATATATGGTGTTATCGCGCGAATCTTTCACAGGATACAAAAGAACGTATTTGCCCCCCAAATGGAAACCCATTTATGCTAAACAATGCATATGTAAATATAAACATTATCCATTTATTAACAGAGGCCGAACTAAAAACATTTTGCGTTTCAATTATTGACCGAATGGTTATGCGCGGTGTAAATCGCGAAGACCAGTGTCTTGGTGCATTTTATGTTCTTGCTACACTTACGATTGTCAATCAAGATGCGCGAAATGCACTTCCTTGGTTGTATGAAGCCGTGTTATAAATCGCGGTATCGGTATTCCTAAATCGATGGTGTATATTAGGTCTAATAAAAAAGTTATTATTTTTTTTTGGAAAAAATAATAAACGAATACATACATCGACTTATATAATTATGAATAAAAATAAATTGTGCATCGAAAACTGACTTAAAAAGACTTTATATATTAGTGTATAACAACAACTACAATGGCCAAGTCTGCTTCTTCTTCTACTTCTTCTTCCGCTCCTGCCGCTGCTTCTGCTGCTGCTCCTGCTGCATCTGTCGCCGCCGCTGCTCCTGCTGCCAAGGTCGTGAAGGCCAAGGCCGCCGCTGCTGCTTCTCCTGCTCCCGCTGCCGCTGCCCCCGCTAAGACCGTCGATGTTGTTGCATCTGTTGACGCTGCTGCTGACCCCGCCGCCGAGGTCGAGGGTTCTGTTTCTGCCGCCCTTTACACCAGTGTTCTTTCCAAGCTTCAGAGCACTCAGTCTCTTATTGCTTCTATTCGCGCCGAGGTTAACGAGCTTAAGCGCCAGCACGCTCGCGAGCTTCGTGTCG